CATCTGTATTGTCATAAGTTCCGTTTGAAGCATCTCCTAATACATTTAAGTCAATAACAAAAGGAGAAACTCCAGGCTGATAAAATCCAGAAACAGTATCACTACCGCAAATGTAATGACTCCTGTAGTTTGAGTTGCCTGTTCCTGTAACCATTCTAACTTCCATACCTCCATTGGCAGCCGTATCTAATTCTATCCTGTTTGGTGCGTTGTATTGCCACGAACAAACTAGTAGCTTTGTCTCTGAGCTTACATTATAATTAGTTGCGCTAGAGGAAGCTCCGTTAGCTCCGTCAAAATTCCAAACCCAACCCTCAGTTGTGTTGTTACCTACAGTCATCCAAGTAGCATCTAAATTGGAAGGAATCCCCCCTCTAGACTTTGTAGCATTAGAATCGCCGGGGTTTCCAATTTCCTGACGCTCAAAGTTTTTTGCGGGCGTGTTATTGTTTAGTATTGCTGACGGAATGTGAATTGACATATTTATATTGGTATAATTAATTGCCTAATAATAAAGCAATAGTTTTTTTTGTTATTTTTCTGTATTAAAAATCATTAATTCTACTTACAGTAGACGAACCCCCACCCGCACCTACGGAAGAGGTAGTTTCAAAAGTTTTAATCTCAGTTCCTGAGGTGCCATTTCTTACTCTTGTAAAGAAAGTTATGTCTGAGTTATAAACAAAAGTAGCTGTTTCTTGAGACCCTGTAGATATTCTATCAATATAAGTAACAAAAGCATTTGCTGATGACAACACAGAATCCCCTGCAAAACTTATAGACGTAACTGTGAAAGTATTCCCTGTGAATGAAGTATACTCTACCCTTCTGTATTTACCCGAAGTAAGCTCTACCCTAAAGGTTCCTGATAATGGTATATCTGTAGGAATTAAAGAACTCATTACCATAGAAGTCGTTATTCCTGAATATCCTGTACTTGTAGATAATTGGTCTAGGTCAAAATTTCCCCCCTCATTTAAAGCGGTTATTACATAATCCCCCGCAATCGTATTGCTTACTGTGTAAGTCACGTTATTTGGAGGTGTTCTATTTGCGTTTGTTAAATCTACAAGTAAATCGTTCTGTGTTAAGTCATCTTTTCCTATTCCAACTCCAAAAGCTGCGGGATTAATAGCCGAACCTGTAGACGTACCAGCAAAAGTAGCTGACAAAAGCCTAGGTATAACAGTCGCATCCATTGTTGCAGTAGCTCCGCCATTTCCTGTAATAGTTTGCCCGTCTGTAGGAATTACCCCGCTTAATAACTGCATCCATAATTTAGTTCCTAAAGTTACTGAATCAATAGCTAATAATTGGGCTGTACCTCCAGCCCAGGATAAACTCTCGGGTTCAATAAAAGTTCCTGTATTATTATCTATTGCTACCTCGTGAGTAATACCTCTAAAAATATCACCGTTTAATCCGTAGATTGTTTCTGTTGATCCTTCTCTTTGAATCCATTTAGAACGCTCGTAAAAGTCGTTTTTAGACCTAGAACCTAGCTGCCAATCTGAGTAATAAAATTCGTCTGTTGCATTACCGTCTGCATCAATTCCTACGTGTCCCTCGCTATCATTTACAATATCAGTAAATCCTGCAATATTACCTGCCGAACTTTGATTATTACCGTCCGTATTTGCATTAAGTGCCAGTACGTTATTACCTCTGTTCGTTCCGCCTCCTATAAAAAACTCAGTGTAAACTGTACCTAATACCCTTTGAGTACCTAACAACCTTCTACCGTCAATATCGACTCCTGAAGCTCTTACTTTGATTAAGAACCTGTGAGTAGTAGAAGAAAGTGTATCTTTTACAGCCGCAATCATTTTAGGTTGGTTCCAAAAATCGTTTATTAGCCTAGCTCCATTCTGTAACACTTGAATTGAAACGCTGTTACCAAAAACTTGTACTCCATCATAAATAGTATTGCCTCCGTCCTGAGTTATTGAGCCGTCATAAATATACTCTATAGACGCTTCGTTTAAATTACACCCGTTTAATAGTGTAATGTTTGTATCTGCTCCTCCTCTATCCGAAGGAGTCTCATCAATAATAGACAGTTCGTCATCACCTGCATCTGCCTCGTCATCTGCGAAATCTTGTAAAGCTCTGTGAAGCTCTATAGTGGTTGTATATGAAGGTGAAACACCTGAATGGGTGTGTCCAATGTAACGAACGTTCAAAACCCCTGAGCCTCTCGTTATACTCCAATCTGAAGAAATAAATGCCATAATTTTTAGTTTTTTGTTTATATATAAATTAAATTTTCTCTATTTAGCCAATTCGTCTCTAAGTCTGTCAGACCCTGCGCATATTCATCCGTAAATCCGTCAGTTCTTTTTATGTAGTTAGTGAGGTTTAACTCCCATCCACTGTAAATGTAATTATAATCAAAAGTTGTCCTATAATGTTTTATATCATTACCTGAGATGCCACCCTCACTTGTAGAAACCGATAAAAACTCGGCTACAGTAACGTTAATCACCTCACTTGCTTCTGTGACGTTAATAGCTACATTTTCCTCATTCTCACTTACAGCTACATTGATATTTTCTGCTGTCTCAGATACATTAATAATTATGCTTTCGCCTTCACCACTTACAGAAACATTAATCATTTCTACTGTTTCTGTAGAAATAACGTTTGACCTGTTGTTAGCTTCATTAACAGAAACGTTTACAGCCTCATTATCTTCTATGATTGATATTTGAATAGTATCACTCATTATTTAGTTATGTCATTTACTACATTAAAATTACCTTTTAAATAAGTTCTTACACTTCCGTTTGTAAATGTAAACTGTATATCGTAAACATAGATACTAGCTTTAAAGTCCGTAATAAAAGAGTCTACCTTAAACACTCCATTAACTGCATTAGATACAGTAATTCCTGAGGTGTTAGTAAGTTCTTTTGTTATGTCTCTATTGCTTTTTTTTCTTATCTGCATTTTTACAGTAACACCGGTTAAGTCTACTGCTGTAGTCGCAGAGCTAACCGTTTGTGTAACGGTAAATTCTACTTCGTTTGAAGTGTCTCCTTCGTACCTATCTTGAAAATTATATATTGCGGGTTTCATAAGTTTATTTAATTAATGTATATCCAAAGCCACCTTTTTTAGTAGTACCATTTCCGCAGTTTGTATTTTTATCAGTCCAAACAGTAAAATCAGATTGATCTAAATAAACTTTTATTACATCAAAATAACTATTAGCCCTTTGTTTACACTCCTTCCAAATGTCCTTTCTATCGTCATTTTGAGTAGGATTAGAAAATTCAAATGTCTTAATCGTGTTACCGTTTGGAGTATCATTATATCCGCCGAAGTAAGTATAACGACCATACGCAAACTCACTTAATACAGCCCTCAAACCGCTGTGAGTCCACGTATTCCCGTTTACAATAAAGTCACCACCATTTAACAAAAATTGGTATTCAGTCAAAGATATATTTTTCATAACATCAAAGTAAAAATCGTAACCCAATAAAGGGCAAAGGTCTTGTAATTGTGAATCATTTATATATTCGTCAATTCTGTTATCTGTAGTAAATAAAGAAATATCTTTATAACTAGCAATATCTGTTTTAGTTATCAATAGTGCCATTTTCTTCTTTTTTTATTTCTTCAGTTTTAATAACCAAAGGATTAATAATAAATTCAGCACTATTTAACTCACTGTTAACTGTACCTGTAAATAAATCATTAAAAGTGTCTTCTATGTCTCTTTTAATGTTATCTACTCTAAATTGAACGTTAAGCATCATTTGCTCAATTGCATCACCACCTCCACTAAATAAACTGTTGTCATCATTCTTAATTAAAGAAGGTGCTATTCCGTAAGCTATGCATATTTTATCTGAAACATTTTTATCTGTGTAAGCAAATAATTGGTCATTCAAATCAGTTCCTACGTCTTGTATAAAAACCTCTTGACTTAAGTCGTCACTGTCTAAGTCAGCTTCATAATGGTTAATACCACCGACCCCGTCAGCTCCTAACTGAGATTTCATGCCTGCCTGAAAGTTTGCTTTACTCTTATCATTGTCAAATTCCTTAGTTACTACTATAGAATTTTTCATAAAACCTTTAGTGATAAGATTTTTCTTATATACGCTTGATTTCCACTCGCTTATACAGTCATCTATTACAGGGTCTATCCAAGATTTTGGGTATATATCTTGGTAACTAAAAGAAACGTATAAAATTTGACCTTTATAAGCTTCTATAGTATCTCTATTAATTTGATTTAGTGCCTGATTAGGATTGTAAATATCGTACTCAATAGGTTCTACTTTTCTGTCACTCCAATCTTTAGAAACTTTAAGCTTAGAAATGTAACCGTTATTATCTTCTTGAGCCTTTCTAACCCATTCAAAAGGAATAACTTTAAAGCTAGTTTTTTCTCCAAGAGCGTTATATCCTACGTGTATTGCAAACCCATTATAATAAGAAGCGTCTACTGTAGTTTTTCTTAGTAATTTGTTAGGTGTATCACCGTCACGATTAATATAAAAACCATTATTATCGAATCCTTTACCGTAAAGGAATGAACTAGTTAAGTTAGCGCAGGATTTTGCAGTTACTGAGCTATTTATTAATTTTTTTATATTAGTAGGGTAATCATTATCTACTCCAAAGTTAAAAATATCCTTACGTCTATTAAATTCTTTTGGCGTAGTGTCGTCTATTGTTATGAAATTTGAGGATGCCATAATTTTATTGTTTTTTAGTTATTTAATTAGTTTTTCTTTACCTTTTTTTTGCTTGGTTTTTTAACCTTTACTGGCTTAACTAATTCTTTACTCTTTACTTCTTTTACAATTTCTTTTTTACCGTTTAATAATTCATCCAAATTATTAGGGTATTTAGAAAATTGGCTCAATCTGTTAATATTAACTTTTAAGTAAGCTATTGCCACTTCGTCAGTTAATGTATTATTTGTATGTACAGCCGTAGAACTAAACTCTCTAATGCTAGATACTTTTAACTTGAAATTACATTTTATTTCTTCCATTTTAAATACGTGCTTTAAATGTACACTTAACTCTACAAATTGTGTGTGTATACAAGACCCACAACTAACTTTCAACTGTTTGTTGAACGTAGAAAAATAAAGAGATGCCAGCTCTTTTATTAGCTTAGCATCTCTTTTAATTATATTGATATCTTTATTAAGAATCAAATTATTATACTGTAGGTGTTTGAAGTGCCAATACTGCCGCTTCCGTAGTAGCTAAATCAGTAATGAAAAATGCATAAGGAAACTGATTATTTTCTAAACCGTCCTTATTTGCTAATGTAAATGGTAAACCGCCATTCTCGTTAGCATCAAAAACTGCCTCAGTCATACTCATCCCAACCTCATATCCTAATACTTTATAGGCAGTAGAGCCTGTACCGTCTACACCTTCATACTTAGTCCTAATAATAGCGCAAATTTCTGCACCGTTAGTGTAAGCTTGTATTTCTAAAAGGTTTTCAGGATTCAAATCTGCTATATAACCGCTGATTGTATGGTTCCAAGCATCAAAAGTATCGTCTTTAGGTACAAATGTTGCCTGTGCATTTAATAGATTTTTAACCCCATCCATTAAATAAGCTCTTCTTACTCCTGACTTTAATGTCATTCCTTCGATTGTTACACCGTCAGCATTAAATGTAGTCGCTCCTCTATCAATATCGGCTCTATTCATAATAGTAACCGATTGAATCAGTCCCTTTACAGGAACTGAAGTACAATCAATAGAAAAACTTTTTGCTATATCTTTATTACAACTCATAGTTTATCTTTTTTTATTTTTAATTAATATGCTACCATTATAGCTTCATCAATAGCTACTTTAGCATCGATTTTGATTTCTTCTCTAACAATGTTTTTCATTGTATCTTGAGAATAATGAGAGGTAAAAGAAGATAAAGCTACTTCACTCTCGGTACCAATCAAAAGATTGTCTCTTGAAGTCATTACAGCTCTATGTGGTAAGTCATAAGTAGTACCGTTATCAAAATAAGACTTAATATTCCTATCCCAGTCTTTTCTCTCAATAATTGTAACACCATACTGAGCTAAAGTAATACTTCTAAAATCCATTCCTTCTACTGCTGTAGCCGTATCGAAAGAATTATCAACTAACCATTTGAAATAGTTATTAAATAGTGAACGAGTGCACATTATAACTGCATCGTTAGGCACATCTTCAGACGCTCCTAAAATCATTCCTTCAAAAGTTAATTTAGCTGTATCTGCTGCTAAGTTTAACTGAGCTGATTTAGATGCTTCTCCATTTTCAGAAATAGCTACTAATTGTTCTGTGTTAGCTGTTCCGATTGCAATGAATTGTGACCAAAGTCCGTCTATTGCGTCCATTCTAGCAACTCCTGCAGCTCCTAAAGCCGTTGTAATTTTACCACCACCTGAAACCAAACTAGCTGTAGTGTCAGCAAAATCTGCTACTCTTACGATTGCTTTTTTAACTGCATCTTCAATTAAGAAGATCAAATAGTTTAATTCTCCTGAGTTTGTCAGGTCATACTTTTCAACTAGGTTAGAATTTCTAGACTGCCAAAAGTGAAATTTACTCTCAGTGTCATCTTTACATAGCCTCTGCTCTTGTTGAAGAGTTTTAGGGGTCCAAGTCTTTTCAGTTACTACTACAGCCCCACCTTCAGGAAATTCGCAATTAGCACTTTTAGTTTGCATAATATCTGACAATAAACCAATAATAGGAATGTGCTTATCAAATGTAATGTTTGGTACTAAAGAATAAAGCTCTTGAATAGTCTTATCTTCTCTAATTTGTTTGAAGATTAACTCACTGACTTCGTTAGCCTCTTCCGGAGTTCTAGCACTCATAGCGCTAATGTTAAATACTGCCATTGTTTTTTGTTTTTATTTGTTTTTTGTTTGTTTAATTTTATTTTTTTACTCTACTTATTGTAAAGTCTTCTTTAACCTCAACTTTAGAATCATTAAAATCTACTGAAGCATTAGCGCTTAAGCTAGTCACTCTTTCTATTGACTTTTCTAGTAGTTCGCTAGTTTCTGTTAATGTAGCATTGATAGTAACTAATTCTTTATCCTTAGAAGCTAATTTAGTTTCGTTTTCTAATTTGAAAGCTTCAAATGATGCAGAAAGATTAGATACTTCTAATTTCATTGCTTCAAGTTCTGTGCTTTCAGTATTTTCTACTACTTCAATAACTTCTTCATCAGATTGTGTAACCTCTGAAACTTTACCGTCTAAAACAGTAACAACATAACCGTCTTGAGTAGTGTAGTTTCCATTTTCAGGTTTTGAACCTTCTACAGTCCAAGAATCGCCAACCTCAGGTTGTGACACCTCAGAGCTAGAATCTATTACAGTTCCGTCTTCTAATGTTACTAAAACATTAACAATCTCTACCTTTTCTACCGTTTCTTTTGAAAGTCCTAAAACTTTTTTTGCATCTTCAATTAGTCCCATATTTTCTATTTTAATTGTGGCGACTATTCGCCTTTTTTCTCTAATTTGTGTGGCAAATCCAAAACTCACCATTTCTTCGTTTGTAATATATCTATCTTCAGCTAATAAATCAAAAGAGGCTTTATAATCTAGATTAGTTCTATCTGCGTAAAATTGTGCAAATTCCTTTTCTTTAGTATCAACATATAAACCCGCTTGTAATAAATCTACACTAGACCCTGTGAAATTTGAAGCAAAAGGTAAATGAGGCCTAAATTCGTCATTGTCGTAATAGATACGCTCTTGGCCTACCATAAACAAGTAAGTACCCATTGAAGCCACTAAACCGTCAGTAACTGTAGTTAAGGTTATGCCATCTTCTTTTAAGCTTTCTAGAAATGCAAACATTTTTGCACCTTCGGCAATATCACCGCCTACTGAGTTTATGTTCACATTAAAAGAAGTAGCTTCTGACTGTTTAGAATATTGTTTTTTAATCGCTACAAGTGAGGTGTACCCGAACGCCTCGGCTTTTTCTGAGTCACTACCTATTATTGTACCGTGTATAAATAAATTTCCAATCATACTGCGAATATAAGCCAAAGATGGCGTATTTGTTTACGGGGGTTTACGAAAGTTTTTTAAATTAAATTAGGTTATTAAAATTATATGTTTTACTTTTGATTTCAACAATACATAAAACAATGATAGTACAATTATCAATAGTAGTTTTTATTACTCAATTCGTTTTTATATTCTGTAGAACTTGGAATGTAAAAAGCATAGCAAAAAACAATATAAAACAAGTGTTACTTTCGGGGTCATTTGTTCACTTTACTTGGTTAATATCAATCTCTATTAATACCATATCAATGGCGAAAATGATTACCGAGTTTAAAACAGAATACTTGCCTGTTATATTTTCATCCTTAATAGGTGGCTTATTAGGCTCTTATTTATCAATGAAAATAAAACAAAAAGAATCTAACACTTTATAATATTGATTATTTCTCTTGTTCTAGTTTCTGAATAAGAGAACTTTGTAGCCGTGTTAGTTATGCATTGCATCTTACTAGGTTCTACTGTTAATTGATGCTTGTAGAACTCATATAAATCAGTCCAATTAGCATAATTATAAGATATAATGCCACTACTAATACAAGAATCAAATAACCCTTGTTCTTTTAACTTGTTTATTAAATTATATTTTACCATTTGTTAAGGGGACAATTTTCGTTAATACTTCTTACTTTCATTGCTAATGGACACTTACATTTTCCGCATATAGTAGAACTAATTTCTTCTATTTCATCTTTAACCCACCCAAAAACTTTACTTTCTTTTTTCTCTGGGCAATCTAAACAATGCTTTACACGTTCCTTCGCTATTTCTTCTACTTCACTATTATCAGTAAAGTAGTGTTTCCAGCCGTTTATAATTTTAGATAGTTGCATCTGTCACTTTTAATGTTAAGTCTTCCAATCCTTTTGCCACGTCTTTGACGTCTACAATATACGTAATATTTTCCTGACTTTGAGAATTATTATTTATTTTAGAATTATTTACTACGTTATTTGTAATAGCACCTGTTTGCGAAGCTCCTGTAAATGTAGTTCCGTCTGCATAACCTTTAACAGCGTATTTAATAGCATCAAAACCTAAAAGGTTGTTTAGTCTACCTTGTTGCTTATCATTTAGGATAGCCTCACCCGTTTTAATAGTAGCAAGCATATTATCTCCATTTGCTAATGGGCTAATATTTCCTTTGCCCGTTATCATTCCTGTATGGTTGCTATAATCTGCAAATCCTAAAGACCCTGTACTTTCAGAACCCTCAGCAAATCCCGCGATCTTCGTTACATTTGCTAATCCTGTAGCTATAGTTATTCCTGCTAATATAGGTCCTAATATTGGCCCAGCAGTTAAAGCTTTGTTTGCTGCTAGGTAAGTAGCTATGCTTGCTTGCGCTATTGCTATGACTTTATAAGCTTCAGATTCTTCTTTAAATAAAGTTTGAGCACCGCTTAAAGAATTTGAAACTGCATTAAGTTTTTCTTGTTCTGTAGCTTGCTTAACTGCTAAAGTTTTCTTATTTGAGTCGGTTTCTATTTTGTTGTATTTATCATTTATTATTGCTAATTCTTCAGCTAATTTAATAGCTAACTCCTTTTCTAACTCCGCATTGTCTAATGCCAACAAAAATTTGTTTTCATAATTTAATACTAAAGATGCTATTTCGTTTTCTTGGTCAGTGTTTCTTAATGACTCTAATAATTGAACTTGAGAGTCTATCTTTTTATAATACTTTTCTTGTTCTGCTATTTTATCTTCTGTTATTTTAACATTTATTAATCTTGATGCTTCTATTTCTTGTTGGTCATAAAGATTTTTTAAATTGGTTTTTTGGTCGTTAGTTAATTTTTCATTTGCTAAAGTGTCCTCTCTTAATACGTCATATTTATTTTTATTAATTGCTAACTCCTTTTCTCCTGCGTCTTTAATTAAAGATAAATTAAAAGTTATATTTTGCCTAGTAATATCAAGAGTATTACCACTAATTTCTTCAGCTCTTTTTATTGCATCAGCTGTTCCTTTGTCCGCTTCTGCCTTTCTTTTTTCTTCTGCCTTCGCTGCCTTTTCTGCTGCTCTCGATATTGCGTTAGTTTCAATCTTACTTACAGCTTCTAATCTAGCCTGAGCTGTTTTAATTTCGTTATCTAATCTCGTGTCGTTAAATGTACCGTCCGCAGTTATGACAGCCTTTGATTTTCCTAATATAAAAGCTCTTTGAGAATTTAGGCGTTCTTTAAAATCTAAAGCCCTAAAAGCCTTAGCCCTATTAAGATTATTTTGTTCTTGCTTTATTGCTTCCGCACTGGCTTGCTCTCTTGTTTTCCCTTCTTTAATTCCTGCAGTAACAAGGTCGTTATATAAAACTTTAGACTCTTCTACTGATTTTTTTAAGGCACTATTAGACCCTCCAGGATTAAACAATTCTTGCACCTTTTCTATAGCAATATTCAAACCGCCTAATACACCACTTAAGAAACTACTCCAAGCGGGACCTAAATTATTGGCAATAGCTTCTTTTGCGTTAGCTATTTCTGCGTTCCATTTAGATTGACTATTTGCAGCCTCATCTAATATACCTCCTGCCTCTGCAATCTCACTCTTTGCAATAATTGCCACAGCCTCAACAAAATTAGGGGTAAGTTTTAACTGGTCATTTAATTGTTTTGCGCTAATACCTAAATTATCAATTCTTAATTTTGACTCTTTAGATAGCCCTTCCACTAAAGATTGTTTTAATTTATCTACACTAACACCCGTTTGAGTAGCTCTAACTGCTAAAAACTCAAATAAAGTGTCTGTTTCGGCTAGACTTATATTAAAGTTATCAAACTCAACTAAAGAACGCTTAATATCTAAGTTAGATAAAGTTCCTCTAGTTGCAGCCTTAACTCTATCAAAAGCATCCACACCCTCATCTCCTAACTTTTCAAAAGCAAATTGAACACCTCTAGACTCTTGAGATAAAGTAAGTAATTCTTTTCCTAGACTAACAAGCTGAGTAATAGCAAAAGTAATTCCTAAAGCTCCAAATACTTTTTTTAATCCGTTTAAAGATTGAGTATAATTACCTACATTAGACTGACTATTACCAATTGTTTTAGATAAATCTTTGTATTCTTTATCTTGTTTTTGTATTACGGCAACTAATTGTTTACCGGCTACAGTGTTTTCTCTCTCGTGTTTAGTTAGTGACCTATAAGCATCTCTATTTATGTTTAAAGCATTCCTTAAAGAATTAATTGAGCCGTTAGTTTTGGTTACTATCTTTTGGTTAGCTTTTTGTTCTTTAGTTTGGTCCTTAAGAATTTTAGTGTATTTTCTACTATCCTCTTGTAAAGATTTTATTTGTGCGTCAGTTTTGACATAAGCCTGAGCCTGTTTGTCTGTTGCTGTCGTTAATCCGTTAGTTTTACTCTTTAGGTCCTTCTGTTCTAACTTTAATTTAGCGATAGA